GTTAAATACGACAGGCTGCCGCCTTGCGTTGTCGCTTTGCTCGTCTCTCCACGCAGAAGGTTCGTTAGGGCAGTATCTCAACTCTCTAACCTGACCTGAAGCTTTGTCAAACGTAGTAACTCCAGACTGCTGCATCATGAAAATTGCGCCAGTCTTTTTTAAGGTCTTGTATTTGTTTAGACTCAGCTTCAGCTAATATTTCGTCTATGTTTATATCTTTTTTAGCCATTAACTTAACTTTCTTAAGTAATTATTCATAGCTGTTTCTGATATTTTTATACTGTAATTTTCTTCTAAAATTCTACACAATGTGTATGGTTTTAGTTTTACTTTATCATTGATAACCCTATTTTTTACTGCTGACCAAAACTCAGCAGCCTCTTCAGTAATTTTATTTTCTACAAAATTACCTTTAAGGCCATACTCAGCTTCAGATAACAGTTTATTTATATCTGTCATACAAGCAAGTATAATCAAATATAAATGAATGTAAAGGTATATAAGAGAAAGGATGACGCTTAACCTGGGAAAGGAGGACCAGGCACACTTGCGTGTTGACGCCATCCTAACCCTGTATTATAGTTGATTAATTTGTAATGCGAAACGTTTCACATCATCTATATTAGCTAACCTAGTTATCCCAGATTGTTTCATTATCTGGTTACACTCTTTCAATAAGTTAGCACTACTTGTATTATCAGCACCGAATACATACATATCTGATACCCAGATTCTGCTTGGTGCTTGTTTACTTAGCCAACGTAATGCTGGGCCATCAACTAAGTTGCCACCACCACTATATTTATCTAAGTAAAATTGATTAACTCTTTTACCTTTATTGCCAACAATACGTAATGAACCTACATTATGGTTCCAACCTTCACGATTGTTAGTAGAATTGTACATTGCAATTTTTACAGCAGGTAACATTTGCATTATTTCTAATATATCATCACCTGAAAATTGCATAGAACCAGATGCATCAATAAGAATTGTACCACCATAAGTACGTTGTCTTTGTTTAAAGACTTTCTTATCTACACACCATCTATTCATATACTTAGGATTAACACCGTAATCCATAGGTCTATATTCTCTACCACCTTTGATTTTACCTTGTAGGTTAACACTAAGTTCTGGTGTATAGATATCCATTAAACCCCATCTACCTGTCATATTATTAATATCAGGTGTATAAAGTATATCTCCACCACTCATCATTTCTAACAATTGTTGTTTAGATTCTAACATTGATTCACTTAATGTTACATTATCATCACTATCATTATCACTTGTACTAGGTGCTTTACGATTACTAGAAGCTTTATTTTTCTCTGCTTCTTTAGCTTTACGTAAAGATTCATAAACTTCCTCATCTTTAGGAACTTCATTAAATTCATCACGTAATTTATGTAATTCTTTAGCTACTTTACGTACTTTGCGATAACTAACGTTGTTAGTATATGAACTACGATTTTGACAAATACGTCTATAAAAATTATCAGCTTGTCTTATAGACCATTTTATTTGTGCTTTTCTTAATCCTGTTAGTTCTGTACCATCAAGATGTTCATTAGCTCTAAGACAAAACAATTCATATTCTGGATTGTTTGCAGCACGATTCCAGTAATAACTTTCTTTTTCTGGATTATGCCACATCATAGCTAATAACATACATATTAATTCATACTCTGAGAACGTATATATAGCTTTTTCTATCATAAGTTCTACTTTGTATTCACACATACACCAATCATCAAGTGGTAATCCTTTTAACATTAGTAAGTAATTAACTCTAACTTCTTCACATACTTCAACTGATTTACTATCTTCATCAGGTCCTAACTTACCAATAGTTTGTGGTGACCATTTAACGTGTGCAAGTTCATGCCTACGTATTAACTTTGAATGGTTTATACCACAATCTTCACATTCATTATTTAATGGAACGTGCATTTCTTTTGATAAGTTAGATGTTCTTGGATTATCTGCATCATCAAAGATTTTCCAATCAGGTTTACCTGATACTATCTCTGGAAATGGTGCATTTACGTGATTATTCCTCTTCATTTAACTTACCTAACTCATCAATATTTGCTTCATCAGCAAGTATGATTGCGTCAAGTAGTTCTTCACCACGTGTACCAAAGACTAAATAAGCTGCAGTCTTTTTCTTTACACCTTTAGCTGTTAAATCAAAGAACTCTTTCCAACTTCTAATAGATAATCTTATATCAATATCTTCTGTTAAAGATGTATCAGATATAATTTTATGCCATGACTTAGGAAAGATTTCTAATGCTGCAGGATGTATAGTATCAACCATAATCTTTACAGGAAATCTATCTTTCAATGCCATAGGCAAACTATCTGGTTCAGAGTTTGTTGTTGCAATAACAGTAAAACCGCTTTTTGGTCGTACAGTTTCTTTATTGTCATTATTTAATGTCAATTGTGCAATTTGTTTGTCATCCATAATAGCGTGCATAAAAGTCATTGCGTCTGGCGATGCGTGGTCAATCTCATTAACTACTAACCTACCACCTGTACGCCAAGCTTGTATTGCAATACCATCATGCCATTCGAAACCACCTGAAGAATTTGGTTTATAAAATCCTTCTAAGTTTGCACTTGCTGTATCTTCTGTCATTGTTATTTGATATACATTAGGGTCACCCTCTAAGTTATATCCTATTTTATTTGTTGCAGCTGCATATGTTTTACCTGTCCCTGGTGGGCCATATAACAATATTCTATCTGCATTACCAATAGCGTTAGCTACTAATTTCCAACAATCCATGTTGTTGCTCCTTTCATATTTAAAATGGTTTATGAGGCATATATCTACAATATATACCTATATTTCCATTTTTCTTTTTACGTTGTTTAATTTCAAACTTACCTTTGTTTATTAGGTGTTTAATATTTACTTGTTTCATACTTTCAATATTCTTTTTAACACCTGATATCCAAGTATCAGTTTCTGCTATTAAATACCATACTTCTGGTGTAGATAACAATGTCTCGACTTTGTCATCTGTAAGTAATGTTGGTTGTTTACCGCTTCTACTTAAACCAGCTGCAGGTGGTTCCTCTCTTGAGATATTGTTGTTAACAATACTCACTATTCCTCCTCAGTTACATCTTTATTTGCCCAATCAGCTATATCAGATATAAATGTTTCATTTTTCTCTATAAATTGATTTTCCATATCTTTATGTACCATAGGTTTATTATCTAATAAAATTGCTGATACTGTAGTTGGTTGTGCATTGAACCAGTCTTCAAAATGTTCTTGTTCCTGTAAGAAATGATACATTTTTTCTAACAAATCATCATTTAATGGTTCACCTGCCATATTTTCCCATTGTGAAAATATACTAGGCCAAGTAGCACCTGTTTCTGACTTACGTTGGTCATCTAATTTAATAGCACGATTAATAGCTGATTGAATTGAACCAGCTATAACATGGTATTTAAACACAACAATTCTATTATCATGTAATTCTGCCCAAGCTAAACTTGATTCAGAATCAGATAAGTTTTGTAAATGTCTATCATCTTTATGATATGACATCATTACTTCGTATTTATGTTGTTCTTCATTAGGCGCATCAATTTTATTAAAAGCAATGTCACTCATTGTTCTTCTCCTTTAACTAATTTATTGTATGCTTTATCTATTTGATAAATGATTGCTTCGTTTAACATTGCACACCAACTTTTAACTCTTTTATCAAGTCCTTTGTAGTTAGTAGCTGCATTTTCTGTATCATTAAGCGACCACTTAATTATTTGAATAAGTTGCACTTTTTCTAATTGTTGTAATTTATCATCTATATTTAACAATATATCTCCTCTCTTCTATTATTAGTAGGGCTGGAATAACCCGTAAGGAAAAACCAGCCCGTCCTAATTAACTTGTGGTGTATCTACCCCACATAGTTTTTTTGCCATTTAAGGTCATAGCTTTAAATTCAAAGCCTAAGTGTCCAAACTCAGCATTGTATTTTTTAGCTATTGTCCAAAAATAACCAGATTGCATGTCTTTGACTCTGAGACACACCCATTGATTAGGTGCTTTCATCATCATTCTATCAAATCCCTTATCATAGAAATCAGCCCTTCTTTTAGGCCCAAATCCATTAGGGGTTGGTAGTTCAGCTAAAGTCATGCCAACTTCAGCTGTCATTGGTAGTTCATTATTCATATGAACTCCTTCCTCTTACCATAGTTAGTAAGGCTTTGCACTCATTGTTTTATTGCTCCGCAATTACTTCCTATTTGTTTGAGACTTTAAATTACTTTTATATATTTTTTCATTAATAACTACATTGTCCATATTATGAAATACCTTTTGTGTAGGTTTATTGTCATCACCATATGTTATGGTTGTTTTACCAAATGCACGTGATATTTGTATAATTGGTATGCTTTTATGACCTATAGTTATTAGTTCGTCTTGTTCTGTAACATCTTTAGCGTACCTAGATACACCTAATTTACAACTCATGATATTTACAAACCCATTCATAAACAGTTTTAGTATCTTCACGTTTACCAAAATCTTTGAAAGCGACGCCTTCAAGATTACAATCTTCTACAGCACACATTATTCTTCCTCCTTAGATTTATTTCTTACCTCATAAAAAGGTAAATTGTCTGGTCTTATATTTTGAAACCAATCCATTACATCTTCGTGTAATTTTTCTTGGTCATCAATATCAAAAGGTACTTCAAAATTAAAACTAATCCATAAAGTAGCCATTATTCTTCCTCAGATTTATTAAAGAAATCATCAAATGAACCTGTTTTTATTTCTACTTCATTTTTATCGAACATTTGTTCGATTTGTAATTTTTGTTGGTCTAATGAATTAGCATAAGTATTATCAATTTGCATTCTATCTAATTTACTTAAAGGATATTTACTAATTGTATGTTCATGTTCAAACTCAACACACCATACATTCTTTATACTAACGTCATATTTATTAGCAATATCATCTAATAATATAAATGGTTCTCCCCACGCACTTTCAAAATATATATGTAATTCATATTTTTGTTTCTTAACTAAGTGTGTATCGCAATCTCCCCATTTTGTACCCCAATTTTTGTATTGCCAATCAATACTATCTGTAGCACCTGTAAGTTTCATAATTTTAGATACTTCATTTTCATCTAAACCAATAGGTTCTTTACCTTCTGGTTCAAGCCATAATGAATATCTTTTATTATTAATCTCTCTACTACCTGAGTGTAAACCAGAAAATATTTCTGGAATTGGATTAATATTTATTAACGATATTGTTTCGTCATTATTTTGTATTACGCTAAGCAGCTCATTAAGTTGTTCTGCATTACCTTTAATTGTTATATCATTACTTGTCCAATTAGGCATTGTTATCCTTTCTATCTGCTTTTAATGCTTCAATATGTAATGCTTTAAGTGCTTTATCTATATTTCTTGTATGTTTAATATCTTTAATTTTCCAAGATATAAATCTTTTAAGTACTTTTAATTTTTTATACATATATTCCTTTCTAGCTATATAAATAGCTTAGTGCCTACTTTCAGTGGTCCGCAAACAGGGCTGTATTTTGGACTCTTACTTATAGACACTAAGCTACCTACAGTGCATACGTACATATATCGGGGAGATATAATACAATAGGTAGCTAGAACTTTATTTGTTTTCTAGTTCTAATAATTTTTGTGTAACAGCTTTATCAAATTCTGTAATTGTTTCTAACGCAGTAGCTATGTTTTGCATAGACTTAGTTAATCCTTCAATTGCTGTCCATAAATCTTTTATTTCTTTATCCATTATTCCTCCTCCATTACATTATCAAGCATATATGACATAAGTTGTTCCATAGTTTCAACAAATGCTCCCCTATCCATTTCTTCTGTAAATGGTAAGTCCTCATTGTATTCATCATTAGGTGATGTATATAAAACTGTAAACAAATCTCCCCAATTATGTATGACTTTCCATCTTAAACCAATGTCGTTTATGGTAACCGTAAAACTAACACCGCCTCTTTCATTATCTTTGTTAGGTCCTGGATGCATTACAATATTTGACATTGCGTGTCTTTGTAACATGCCTGGTATAATATCTAATATTGCACCAGCACTATAACTTGTTATCTCATCTTCCATTATTTTCTCCATTCTATTATTTAGTAAGGCCTAACTAGCCCATAAGGAAAGTAGGCCGAAGCAAAACATCGTCTTTATTTTGCTCTTATCTACGCATCCTTTTTTAAATATTTCCTTTCATTTTTAATCTTACTGGGTTCAATGCACTGCTACAACCTGCACCAAAAGCTGGTTCAAATTCAGCATTATTTTCTGGCATACCTGCTACAATTTCGTCATATTTACCACACTTGTAATTGCCTGGACTGTTACCTTCTAGGAATTTACAACTAGGGTTAGTATCACTTGTTACTTCTCCAAAATAGCAAGGTGCTTTGTTACAACAATAGCCACTTCTTATGCACGGTTGTATGTTTATGTCGTTTATATTTTGCATTATTCTAGGTTCTCCAATAAAAAAATAGCTAAGGGCATCTATTGCTAGACACCCTCAACTATGTTATTACTTACTCCTCTTCGTAAGTAAAGCTATCATCACCTTTACTAGGTGCATTCCAAATGTTCTTAATTACAAGTTCATTCTTATATTGTATTACGCCATTCTTTTCATAGTTATTTGCTTGAACTTTACATTCAACCATTAACCTACCAAATGGTCTAACTTTACCTTCTGTATGATTAGCTTTCAAGAACTCAGTAATTTGATTTACTAAATCCTCTCCATAAGCAACACAATTCAAATTGGCTTGCTTATTATCTCTACCATCAAAAATAAATTTAAGACCATTCATAAATTTATCTCCAGTTTTAGATGAAACTCCAATAGTTGGATTTCCATCTCTAGTTAATGTTGTCAACGCACCGGTTGCAACAATTGTGTTCACATTATCTAGTGAACTTGGATAATTTGCTAACATCGTAGCTCCTTTCATTTTATCCTTATTTACTTTAGCGGGCCAACTAACCCATGGGGGAAGTGGAACGCTAAAACTCAAATCCCAACACTCATTACATAATGTTCCATCAAGTACTGCGTGTTTATGTTTTCGTTTACATTTGGGACACATATTTATTACCTCCTTAATAAATACTTAGATGGACTTTGGTTACTTTAAACCATATATTAAATGGCGAACTCCTCTCAAGCCCATCAAACTATCTATTAATAATTTCCTTCTGCTTTATCATCCATCATTAAATCATTACATAACTTCAACATTTCTATATAATTGTTTGGCATATATTCATCCAACCAATCAGTTCTGTAATAATTATCAAATGCACTAATCATTTGTTTTAATTCATATACTTTCATAATTCTCCTTAATAATATATATAAATAATCCAGAAGGAAAGATATACCCCCGACAAGACGAAAGAGAAATGGGGACAAGAACACTTTATTCGTTTTTATTTTGCTACCACTAAATCTTAATAAAAACTAAAGGGCTAGTATATTTAAACTAACCCTCTAGCCAATATGTGGTTTAGACTAATTCACTTAAATCTACTCCAGCTTTCATTAAAGCTTTAAATCCACATTTTCTATGAATATCTAATGACTTAGTATTCGCAGTTCTATAACCTTTATCATTAGTGGTTGAACTCCAGCTTTTAACTACGCCAAATTTACCACCTTTGACACCATTTCCGCCATCATCATATTCGACAACTTCCATGACTTCATCACATATTTCACATTGCATAATAACTCCTTTCATTGATTATATATACAATATCCAGAATGATATATATACCCCCATTTAAACGAAGTAGGGATGTGGACAATGACTTCTTTTTACATTATATACTATCACTCTTTATTGGAACATATGATAGACTTTTGTATGTACTTTGTCTTATACTACACCATCTAAAGCTTTGACCTACACATATCAACTTAAGTCTCTTTCTATTTATACGTATCCAGTAAAATATATGCTGGTAACTTCCGTAAGGATGTATGGGGAGTACTGTTGAGCGTAGCGGGCTATAGTGTTGGGCCTTATGATTATTGAAGTTTTTCTAAAGTTCTTGAGTACTTAGTTTGTGTTACTACTGTATCGTATTACCGATTCTAAGCTTTTTGCCTCCCGATGGCACCTTCACTTGTGACTATTTACTAGCCTTCAATGTTTGTATATTTGTAAAATATAGCATATAATTCTATCTATGCAACAATCTAATATATATTAGTTTATGACAGATAAAAATACCCGTGTTATATGTGCTGGCAGCAGCTGTAAGAAACGTCTTAAAGGCAAGCAAAGAAAGTTTTGTAGTACTACATGTAATAAAAGAACCTGGGCGCAATCTCAAAATGGAGAGATAAAAGAAAAACCTATAAACAAATCAATTAAAGCAGATACTGGCGATTCAACAAGTATACGTAGGGGTAATTTTTATGATGAATTTAAAGAAAAATTCGCTGAAGAACTTGCAGCAGGCACCATTACTGTGGGTGATATAGCGCAAGCATTAGGAACCACCAGTGCTACAGTATCAAGAATGGCAGGTGCGTACAAAATAGATGTTAAAAACGAAATAGCTGCAGAGGGTTGGGATATATCAGAAGAAACTAAAGAAAGTTTAGAAAATTTTTCTAGCTTTCGCAACCGATATTTTGCTACAGAAACAGGGGAAAAATATGAAACAGCTGATTTTCACGAAAACTGGATAACAAATATTATACAAGCTATAGAGGGGGGTAAAGAATTAATTATATTAAGTCCTCCTAGACATGGCAAAACAGAATTATTAATACATTTTGCTGTGTATCAAATAATGAAAAACCCAAACATAAGAATAATGTGGGTAGGTGGAAATGAAGATATTGCAAAGAATGCTGTATCAGCAGTATTAGAACATCTTGATGATAATGAAAGATTACAAGAAGACTTTTGCGCACCTGGAAAGAAATTTAAACCTGATAATAGGTCAGGTAAAATGTGGTCACAAAATCAATTTACTGTAGGCACTAGAACAGTACCAGGAATTAAATCACCTACTATGGTTGCTGTAGGTAAAGGTGGCAAGATTCTTTCAAGAGATTGCGACTTAATTATTGCTGATGACATTGAAGACCATCAAACAACAATGCAACCTGGTGCAAGAGAAAATACTAGACAATGGTGGACAACAACTTTATCTTCAAGAAAAGAAGAACATACTGCTGTTGTTGTTATAGGTTCAAGACAACACTCTGATGATTTATATCATCATCTTTTAGCTAATGAAAATTTTGACCAAATAGTCGAAACAGCACATCAAATAGAATGTACAATACCTGACCACATAGTTGATGAACATATTGATTGTATGTTATGGCCTAACAAAAGAACTTACAAATGGCTTAACACAAGAATGCAAGCTGCTGAAACTACAGGTGGTAGAAAAATATTTGAAATGGTTTATTACAATCAAGCATTTGTTGAAGGTACACAAATATTTACAATGAATATGGTTGACCAATGTATGAGGCCTGATTTAGTTATTGGGCAGGTACCAGGCAATTTATATTTAGTTGCTGGACTTGACCCTGCTTCTTCTGGTTATCAAGCAGCTGTACTATGGGGTATTAATGTACCTAGAGGAGAACTATTTTTAATTGATATTGAAAATAGACAAGGTGGTGGAGTAAAACATGCTTTGCAAATTATGTCTGATTGGTTACATAAATATGATTTACAACATTGGGTTATCGAAGAAAATGGATTTCAAACAGCTATTAGACAAGATGATAAGATAAAAGAATTTGTTTTAAGAGGTGGTATTACAATGCAAGGCCATGTTACTGGAAGTAACAAGCATGACCCTATGTATGGTGTTGGTTCGATGGCTGGATTGTTTGAAGCACAAAAAATACATTTACCAGTTGGAGATTCAGAATCACAGTCTAAAGTTAATGCTTATAGACAACAATTACTTTATTTTGATGGAAAGCCAGTTTCTCAGCGAAACAAAGAAAAAACTGATATAGTTATGGCAGGGTGGTTTCCTATGAAAGTTTTTAGAAGAATGAACAAGGAACAACTTGCAGGTATGGGACTAGATTATGATGCTAGTTACACTGATTACGGATATACAGACTATAATGAGGCACCATGGGGATAGAAAATTTAGATATTAAAAATTACAGAGAGATAGTTGATAACGCTACTCAATTAGTAAATGGTAAACCATCAAAAGAAAGACAAGTTCAAAAAGCAAGAATTAAATCTATTTTAAATGGTGGAGTAGCAGGTATGAAAGCATTACTTGGTGAAAAAATGGAATCATCAGACGCTGATTTATTACCAGCTCCAAACATGTTGCAATCAGGTATTGACCGACTTGCACAAAAAATTTCAGGAATACCACAAGTTCGTGTAGATATATTAAATCATAATACATCTGATAGAGCTAAGTTCAGAGCAGAAAAATTAGAAAGAATTGTTACAAGTTATGACGAAAAACAAAATCTTTCACTACAATTAGGACAGGCAGCTAGATGGTTGCCAGGTTACGGATACTGCGCCTGGATAATAACGACACGCACAGATAAAAATGGTTATATATATCCTACGGCAGAACTCCGTGACCCGTACGATACTTTCCCAGGTAACTTCGGTCCTGACCAACAACCACGTGAATTAGCAGTATTAAGAAGAGTACCTAGATATAAACTTGCACAATTGTATCCAGAGTTTTCAAAAGAAATTTTAAATCCAGATGAAGAAGAAACTAATGAAGCTGCATATGGTCCTGGCGGAGTAGGGGAACAATATGAAACAGATAGGCAATCTAATTGGGAAGATAATACAGGCCAAGGCGTAAGAATTATTGAATACTATGACGTAGGTGGAACATACATAGTATTTCCTGAAAAGAAAATGATATTAGATTTTATACCAAACTTTATGTCTGGGCCTCCATTTGTATTTATGAAACGATTAGCTTTTGATGAACTTAAAGGACAATACGACCACGTAATAGGTCTTATGGCTATGATGGCAAAAATAAATATTATGTCAGCTATAGCTATGGAAGACTCAGTATTTACAGAAACAAATATATCTGGTGAATTAGAATCAGGACAATACAGAAAAGGTAGATTTGCTGTAAACTACTTAGCACCTGGTACACAAGTTTCTAAACCACAAAACAATATACCTTATCAATTATTTCAACAAGTAGACAGATTAGAAAGACAATTAAGAATGGTTGGTGGTTATCCAGTTACTGATGACTCACAATCACCTAATTCTTTTGTTACTGGTGCTGGACTTACTGAATTAAATAGCACTATGTCATTAATGATTAATGAATATAGAGAAATTGTTAAACATGGTATGCAACAAATGGATGCTAAAAGATTAGAACTAGATACTTTATTAGCAGCACAATTTCCTCAATTGTCTAAAAAACCAATACAAGGTTATTATGCAGGTACAAGTTTTTCTGAAAATTATTCTCCTATGCAAGATATTGCAGGTGAATACAGAACAAGACGTGTTTACGGTGTTATGGCTGGTTTTGATGAACCACAAAAAATTGTTACTGGTTTACAATTGTTACAAGCTGGTGTTATAGATACAGAAACACTACAAGATAATATTGATGGTCTTGATAATATAGCTAAAGTACAAGAACGTATTAGGAAAAATAAAGCAGAAAATGTTTTGTTTGAATCTGTATTAGCTAGGTCTGCTCAAGGTGATATGGCTGCAACAATGGCAGTTATTGCTATTTATGAGTATCCAGGTGAAATGACAGAAATACTTAAAATGTTTTATACACCACAAGAACCACAATTACCACCTGCAGAACAACAAATTATTGAACAACAAATGGCACAACAACAAGCAGGACCACCTAGTGTTGCACAAGCATTAGGAGGAATATAATGGATAACGAAACAGAAATAAATTTTTGGAATATAATCGAAAGCAATTTTGGTATTGTAGATGAACTTGATGAAGAAGAAGTTAATTTATTTGACCCTTTTAGAAATCAAGCATTTACTATATTTAATCCTGCTCCAGGAATAATAATAATGATAAAGGATGATTACTATGGCTAAAAAAAGAGGTAGAGGTGGATATAGAAAACCATCTCAACCAGCTGCTGTTGCAGGTCCAGGTGCATTAAGTCAAAGAACTGATGGAAAACAACCAGAAATTAGAATGCCTGATATGCCTTATGGACAACAAACAGAATTGCTTGCACAACAAGCTGCTTCTCCATTAGGAGATTCAGGAGGTGCTAATTCACCTTTTCCTATGCAAGAACAAACAAGACCTAATGTATTTGCTGGAACTGAAAGACCACAGGAACCTATTACACAAGGAGCTGCTTTTGGTCCAGGAACTGGCCCTGTTGACCAATTAGAAGATGAAACCGATATTATTCTTGCAGCTTTATATTCTGTTAACCCACATCCAGCTATAGCGGAGTTAATAAATACCAGGAGCGTTTAATGGGTTTTTTGTTTAATGACCCTTTTATAGAAAGAGATAATTTATCTGCTATAGATTCTTTAAATAAACAATATAAGATTTGGCAAGATATATTTAAAAGTCCTGAAGGTCAAGTTATTAGTGATAATTTAATTGACACTACAACTGCATATCCAGCATTACCAAAAACATTAGCTAAAGATATAGCTTTAACTGTACCTAATGCTTCACAAAATGAAGCTGTACAAAATATAGTAGAAGAAGTATCTTTATCTAATGTTCAAGAACAATCAGAGTTATGGGATAAATTAACTGAAGACCATTATAAATTTGGTGGTGATTTTGAAAATACTATGCATATTAAACCAATTGATTTTTGGACAATGGGATTATCAAAAGGTGGAGCTAAACCAGGTGATATACAATATGGTGTTTGGGCTGCACAAGCTTATGATGCTTTTTGGCAAAACTTTGGTTTAAGAGGTAAATGGACTGGTGGTCCTGCAGGTATGGTACCTATGTTATGGGGAGGGATGCCTGTAGGTAGGTCTCAAGCATATTTAAGAGATTTAGTTTTATATGATAGAAAAATAAGACAAGGAGCTACAAAACAAGAAGCTCAAGATGCATTAGCTATTGATGTTAGTTTTACTCAAGTTGATGGTATTGGTGAAAAATTAGATGTAAGAGGAACTTTGAACAAATTTGTGGATATGTTTCAAGAAGCTCACACAATGGGTGGTGAAACTGTATTTAGAACTATGTGGAAAGAAATGTATGCAGGTAGGCCTATTAACTTTAATAGAGACCACTGGATGCGTATGGAGACATTAAAACCAGAAAATGACCCAAGATATCAAGAATTAATTACAGAATATGGTTATTCAGAACAACAAGCTAAAGATTTATTTTATAACAAAGTAGGTAGACCATTAAAAGCTTATGATGAAAATGGTGAACAACATTATACAAGTTTAGATAATCCATCAAGAATACATTTTTTTGCTGGTAGAAAATCTTCTGGTATGACAGCTGCATTTACTACAAATACACAATATGGTGCAGGTGGTTGGGCTTTTCAACAAAAATCTATTTATGACAATGAGGAAGAACAAAGAATATTATTTTCTCCTGGAAGATATCAAGCTTCTTTATTCGCCAAACCAGGTTCAGGTGCATATAATTTATTATCTGGAGCTATAGATTTTAGTGCTATGGCTGTTGAAGAATTTTATGGTGGTAAAGGTATATCACAAATTGGTAAAGCAAGAAGAGGTTTAAGACAAATAAATCCTTTATTAGATGCACAAACAAAAACTATTGATATAAATAGAGCAGGTAAAGTTTCTAACAACTCTCCATTAGATGATGCAAAAGAAGTATTAGATGATATAGGACCAAAAATTGATGGTACTAAACCTGGTGATACTGCTGAAGATATTAATGACCATTTAGGTATTTGGAAAAATTATAAAAGAAAAAGAAAAATTGGTCAAGTTGAAAGAAAAGTTAAGAAAAAATATTTAGCTAATAATGTAATGCCTAAAATATTTAGAGAAACTAAAGATGAAATGCTTAACAGGCCTTTTATGATTGAAAAAATTTACAAACCTTTAGTTGAAGAAGTTCAAAAAAATCCAGAAATAGCAGCTGTATTAATGGATACAAATCCTGTTTATAAAAATTTACAAAAAAGCACAAGACAAAAATTAATTCGTGTTGCAGAAAAAAAAGGTGTTGATGGAGTTAAAGATACATTTGGTAAATTAATAGATGAAGGTGTTTATGTAGGAGGTAAAGTACCAAGAGATTACTTACCTGACAAAATGTTACCTAAAGGTGCTTCTTTTTTAACTAATAAAATATTAATACAAAATGCTTATAGAGCTAAAAAATTAAAAGATTTACCAGACCCAACAGTATTACAAAGAATTGGTGCAAGAACTTATTCTGTATTAGGTAAAGAAGATGCTGCATTTAGAAGTATTGGTACATATTTAGGAAGCGTATTAAGAGTGCCAACTAAAGTTACTACAAGAACAATAGGTGCTGGACTTGCTGGATTAAAAGCATTACCAGGATTACCAATTAAAGCTTTAGGTGCTATGAGAACATTTACTAAAGGTCAAAGTTTTGCAAAACAACAAATAAGATTAGTAAGACCTAAATCTACAGATGAACTTGTTGTAGGTCCACAATCAATACAAACTGAATCAAAAATTATTAAAGATAGATTAAATGAAGCATTAAATAAAATAGGTATTACTGATACTAAAGCTGGAACAGAGTTTGAAAAATACTTAGGATTTTCTTCTGCTTTTTATAATAATTCAGACCCATATTTTAGAAGTTTAATGAGTGCAGTACCAGATTTTGGAATTAAAGGTTTAAATAAAAATGCAGCGTACGACCAATTAGTTTCACATTTACAAACAGTTGGATATTCATTAGATGAAATGGCAAACATAACAAAACAATTTTGGAAAATAGATTTTAGAAAAAAACGTCAAGTTAGCAAATTTATGTTTGACCAAAATGTAAGAGATGTTAATAGAGTAAAAACATTAGGTGGTCAATGGCAACCAGTAATGAGAGCTTTTGCAAAAATGTACAATACATCTATGGAAACAGCTACAGCATATTTTGTAGGTGGTTATGCAGATGAAGCTATATCTATGCCTCATATAGGAAATAAATATACCAAAACTGAAAGAATGATTTGGCAAGATTATAAAGGTGAAACATACGGTATTGATATAGGTTCAGCTCATTTGTTTTCTGAATTTGCAGATAATATACAACCATTTATAGATTACAGATTAATTAGACGTGCATATGGTAATGCTTGGAATGAATTAGAAACTGCTGATTCTGCATTTAAAGCTGCAATGGAAAATACAAAAAATGTTGGTAGATGGATGAAATATAATTTTTATTTTTATGATGATGCGAATGTTGCAAATCCATATGCAAATGGATATTTAGGAACAAGTAAATTAAACGAGGATGCTTTTACTATGCTTGCTGACTTTTATACAAGAAAGTTATTTAAACCATTTGTACTTTTAAGAGGTGCTTTTTTTACAAGGGTATTTATGGAAGAACAAATGCGTGTAGTTGCTGCAGGCCTTGATGGATTTTTTAATCATCCTATACATTATATTCAATGGGTTACTTCTGGTAAAAAAGCTAGAAATTTAGCTAGAGAAGCAGCACAAATAGACGAAGTATTTGCATCTGGACAATTAAAAAAATGGTTAGATAAAGGATTAACTAAAGAAGAAGCATATATGTCTTGGTCAGATGAAAATCTTGATGCTATAAGATTAATGGATAGTTATGAATATTTAGAAGCTACACAAAAAACATTTAATTTAGCTGGTATGCAAGGTAGAGAACAAAGAAGAATTAAAGGCATGAATTATATTATGCGTAAAAAAACAGATACTAATACTAAACAATATGTAGATGGTGTAAGAATGGAATTACTACAATTAAGAAATGATTTAATATCAAGAAAAGTAGCTCAGTTTGGATATGGTTCTGATGAATTAGCTGCTTGGATATTTTCTAAAGAAGGTGCTGCAGCTAGGCAGGATTTAGCTGATTGGGGTGGTGGAAGATGGTCAGGAATTACTAATAACAAAAAAACTATCGACCAATATTTACAATCTGTTGAAGCACGTATAAGACTTAAAACAGGTGGAAAAGTTGAAGAAGGTGTTCAATATGTAAAAATAACTAATTTTAAAGAAGGTGATTTACCTAATACAAAATATAGATTTAATATTTCAGCATCAGCTGAAGGTTTAGGTAATCAAGATTTAAGAAGATTTATTTATGAAGGAAATTTATTAGATAATGTTAAAGGTAAAGATATTAATTTTAAAGCACCTGGATTAAACAAAAGACAATTAGAAAACCTTTCAGATATATTACAAGAATCTTATATTACAAAAGGGCAAAAAGGAAAAGGTTTAGATTTAGATTTAGGTTATGTAAAAGCTATTGATGATAGTGCAGATAATCAAAATAGAATTGGACAAGCTTGGGATGCTTTTGTTGATACAGCATTTAATACATTAATGACAAAACCAATAGCTTATTTAAACAGAGCAACTGTATTTAAACAATATCGTTATATGTATATAACAGAAAACTGGGCAAACTTTAATAAAGATGCAAGAGCAAGATTTGTTAGAGAAGCTGAAGCATTAAATATTCCTAAACCTGTTATTGATGAAATGAAAGAGTTAAATAAAACAATGCCTGTTGCTAAAGGTGCTATGACATTTGAAGTAGCTAATAATACATCAAAAGCATTTGGATTAGCTGGTACTAAAGATTTATTGTATGATGCATCTAAACGACACCTTATATCTGATATAACAAGAAACATATTTCCATTCCCTGAAATTTGGTTTGAAGTTGCAACTACATGGGGCAAGTTACTAGCAAACAAACCATACATGATGAGACAAGCACAAGTAGCTGTTAGAGGTGGTGAAACATTTAAGATTGGTGGATATGGTACTGAAGGTTGGATTACAAATAATCCACAACCTGGTAGGGAAAATGAAAAAATGTTTGTGTATCCATTTGCTCCATTCTTATCAAGATTAGTTTATGGCAAAGAAACATATAAAGATGAAAATGGACAAACACGTAAAGTAGATATAGCTGCTAAAGCATATTTATCTGGTATTAATTTGTTAGGTCAAGGTTTTGTACCAGGTCCTAACCCAGCTGTAGGATTTGCTTTAGACAAACTTATACCTATAGAAGGTTGGGAACCAGAATTTAAAGAATTTTTATTTGGTGGTTTCTTGCCTCCAGAAAGAATAAAAGATTTAGTACCGTTGTCTCCATGGCTTAAAAAAGCATTTGCTGCATTAACTCCAGATACAAATGATGAATTAAATATAGAAAAAAGTGAATTTGCACAAATGAGAGCTGCAGCAACTATATCTATATTTAGATATGGTTCTGTTATTGGTGAACCAAGAAGGTTGTATGATGCTGGCAAAATGAATAAATGGTTAACTTCTGTAGATAGAGATTGGGAATTATTAGCAAATGCTCCAGAGTATTCTCAAGAATATTATCAATTTTTAAGAGTACTTGATGAAGCATATTTAGAATATTCTAAAACAAAAGCTAAGCATTTATTTGGTGTACAAGCATTAGCACAATTTATATTACCTACAGGATTTACTCCTACTTACTATATAGAAGATAAACAAGGAACTATGTGGAATGCTCAAGTATTAGCTGATGAATATAGAAATATATTAAGAGATAAAGAAGGTAATGACGCTGAAGCTGCTATGCAATTTTTAGAAACATATGGTATGGAGCATGGTTATTTAACTGCACCATCTAAAGTATCAGATACTGGTAGACAGAACTATACACAAAAATCATTAAAGTGGAGATATGATAATAGAGAAGTATTAAAAGAAGCACAATTGTCTGCATTTTTAATATTGCCTGATAATCCAGCTGGAGATAGAGCTTCTTGGGATTTAGCTCCTGAAAAAACACAATTAACACCTGACCAATTTAGAAGAAAAGTTAATGACACATTGGGTTACTTTGCATATACAAATTACAAAAATATGATTGATTCAGCAGATTTACCTACATTACAAGCAACAATGCTTAAAAGACAATTTAGAAATAATTTAATACTTGCTAAAGAAGGTTTCCAAGAAGATGATTGGGGACTGCCTGGTTCTGTAAGTATTAAAGATATATTTAATGAAATGAGAAGAGTATGGCCTGGTAATGAATTAATTATGGAACAAGAAACAGGTAAAGGTTTTGTTGCAATGTTAGAACAATGGGAAGAATTTGAAAAATACTCAATGGAAATATCACCTAGTAAAACTAAAACTTGGTGGTTAGAATCAGAAAAACCAGAAGCTAGATTTATGCGAATACTTATGAATCAAATAGCACAGGACATTATAGCAGAATATCCTGATTTTTGGCATGTATGGACAAGTCTTATGCTAAAGTTTTATAGAGACGATAAAGAATTACTAGAAGATATGTTTGATGAGGATTAATGGTAGATTATAGCGTAAGTTCAGATAATGTAAATAAAGCTACTTTAGATGAACTAGATGATTTAGTTAAAAAGTATGCAGGTTTATTAGGAATAGATGCCTCTTCTGGTGTCCAAATGTTACAAATTCTAAATGAAAAAAATTTTAATGACGGTGGTTTAAATAAATATAATTTAACAGAAACAAATCTTCAAGAACTTCAAGATGCAATTGATGGTAATAAAGAAGCTGCTTTTGTAGATTTAATATTACAAAAAATATTTAACTCAAGAAAACAACCAGATAATTTTAATGCACCAGATGAAGCTGGAATATCAGCAGTTTATCAAATGTTTCAGGGTGGTGCTTCTTTTGAAGAAGTATTAGGTGCAATGGGTGCTGGTGATTTAGATAGAGAATATGATGCTAAAGCTGGTAGAAAAGTTCCTGTTTATGAAAATGGTAAACAAAAAATGGAAAATGGAACTCCTGTATATAAAAGTTTTCAAACACATTTTTCTACAGACTTTCATTATTTTATGAACTCAATGACAGATTTTGGAGAAATTGAACAATTTCAAAAATATTTAATTGAAAATAGAGTTGTTGCACCTAATACTTTTATCGGTAGTGAAGGTGAATACAGTAGTGCATTAGAAGCTGCAGTAGTTACAGTTATGGCATATTTAGATAACGAACATTATATTGCAGAAGGTACTGAACAGTGGAATCAAATTATGAATGATGACCCAATATTTTTTAGTAGCTCTCAAGCTGGAGATTACACTTTAGATAATAATAATATACCTGTACCAACTGAAGAAGGTTTAAGAAGAACTCAAGACCTTAAATTATTTAATTGGGGTATTCAAGAAATCCGTAAAGATTATGAAAAGTATGCAGCTTATGAAGAACAAATGGCTGATGAACAACTTGTAAATCAATTAAAAACTCAATATCAAGTAATGACACCATTACAAAGAGAAGATGAAGTGCAATCTTGGTTTGAACAAAAACTTGGTAGAAAAGGTAGTAAAAGAGAAATTGAAGAATGGGCTAATAATATAGCACTAAATTATTCAAGTGTATTTAGTACATTAGTAAAAGATGTAATGGCATTACAATCAGACATGGGGTTAAGAGATTGGGAAACAGGTTATCTTGCTTCATTTGGTAATGATGAAAATACAGAAATGAAAAAGAAAACATTTAATGATATGACTGATATTTCTGCACAATTAGCACAAGAAAATCCATTACTACAATCTGAAGATAGATTTGATGATATATATGCTGAACAAATGGAATCATATGAAGTTGGTAAAAAATCTATACAAGAAGACAAAGATATATTAAGGATGATTTATGGATAAAGAAAAATTAAGGCAAGAATTTTTAGAATCGTTACAAGCTTATCAAAATGAATACGATATTCCACAAGTAGAAATAGATAGAGTTATTTTAGATTATGATAATGTTGCTGAATTATTAGAAGATGAAGGAGCATTAAAAAGATATGGTGGTCAAATGTTAGAAATGACAGCATATCGTGCTGGTGCATTTAATACTAATCCTGCAGATGACATAATAATACCTTCACTTACTGATGATGAAATAGAAATGGCTACTGAAGATTTTAAAAATGAAGAAACTTCTTCAGCAGATAAACCTTTTACTGAGTCTGAAGATGGAGTTAGATTAGAAGGTGAAGTAGTAGATGAAATAAATCCTACAGATAAAGAATTTCAAGGAATTATGGATAACGAATTAAATACACATTGGTGGCGTTATGACGATTCTTGGGATGATAAATCCAAAGATTATATGGAACGATATGTATCTGGTGATTTAACAGACGAAGAAATGCAACAATTAATAGACGACCAAGATAGAAGTAACGATATGGATAATAAAATAGCAGATGCTCAAGCACAATATGAAGCTGAATTAGAAGAAACTGCTAATAAAGCTGGTATTAAAGATACTAAAGCTTTTAAAATAGCAATACAAGCAGGTACAAAAATATTACAAGCTATTGATGAAGAATTATTATATTCACCGTTATTGCTTGCAGAGAAAGGTTTAAAAGCATTAGGCCTAGGATTACCAGGAAAAGCAGTAGGTGGTCTTACAAGGGCTGCATTGGTTTATGAGGACCTTTTATTTAAAGCCAACGTAGGTATAGCTGGATTAGCACATGGAAGTTTAGCTATGCAAGGTACTGCATCAAGATTACCTACTGATATTGCAAATGGTATAGCAGGTTTATATGGTGCTGGTATGCCTGAACAAATAGTTCCTGAAGCAGAAGGTGGTATGTCTAAAGAAGAACAAGGTAAAAGACATAAAACATATTTTGCTAATCAAATGTATCAATACTCAAGAATGTCTCCATCATTTAGATTATTTACTGATGTAATAGGCCCTAAGACTGGTATAAGTGACCCTATACAAGGTTGGCAAAAATTTGGTAAAATGTTAGGTGGTGATAGCTAATGTCTGATTATGATTTAAAACTTGATGAAGGTTCTTATTTAGTTTTTGTTGAAGAAACTGGTGAATTGTTTATTGCTTATGATGAAGGTGATTATTCATTATTATTTGAAACTGATAACAGTTTATCTAGTTTAACTTATTTTAATGAAATAACAGAACCTAAAACACAAGAAATAGAAGCTGGTATGACTGTTACATCTACTCCTAGTAAAAAATTACAAGAAAAATCTTATATACAACAATTAGCAAACAAAGGTTTAGCTATGATTATTGATACTCAAGAAAATTTTTATACTGCAAAAGGTATAGGAGATTTACAAAAATTTGTATATGTAGATTATGATTACTCACAATTAAATTTAGCTATTAATTCTCATGGTTCTAAAGCAATAGCAAGGTTTGTAGATAAATTAGAACAAAATGCTACTAATGCACCTTGGTGGAAAGACTCTGCTTATAGACAAGAAGCTGCACAATGGTATAAAAAATATGGTGCTACAGGATATGATTTATGGTTAGACACTACACATGACAGATGGTTAGAAGAAAATGGTTATGACCCTAGAACATATGAAGCTTGGCAAGAATATTCTAAATCAGAAACAAAATGGAATGATAAACTTGCTGATTATAAAGGTCAGTTAGAAGATAAAGTTATTGGTGCAGGTGGAAAATTATCTAATGAAGCTTTAGAGTATGCTGCTAATGAATGGGCTTGGGGTAGATGGGATGCTGCAAAAGCTGGACGACAAGTACTTAAAGCAATTGACCCTGGTGAACCAGGTACATTAGATGCTGGGTTTATGTCATTTCTTGAAGGAACTGAAATTACAGAAACTACATTAAAAGAAAAAGAAGTACAAGATGATTTAAATACATACTTACCATCAGATTTACAAACTATACATAACGTCAAAGAATTAGCAAGAAAATACAGAAATGACCCATCATTTAAAAATAAATTTATTGAAGATTTAAAAAATGAAAGATATGCAGTTTATCCACAATATGATAAAAATATACCTTGGTCAAGTATAGTTGGTGGTAAAAAATCTATGGCTTCTGGTGTTTGGGGTATTAGTATAAATAATATTAAAGACGATGATTCAGCAATAATACAATTGTTAATGGATAATGACCCAAGTAAAGCACAAGAAACATTAAGACAAGTAGGTTTAGATAGAGGATATACAAAACCAATGAACGATTTTTCAACTGCTTTAGCTACAAGTTACGGTACAGGTGTTGTAAGGTCAGGAGGATTTAGGGAATAATATGGCAGCTTTAGATTTTGTAGACGGTACAGATAATAATCAAGTAACTATTTATAAAGATGGTGCTGTATCTACTGCACAAGAAGGTATTAGAGAAAAAGACCAAGGAGTATCAGAATTAACAAGAAAATTAGCTGATGGTTGGAGTTTAAGTCCTACATTTGGCGGTGCTTCTAATTCTTCACAAACTGGATATAGCTATGACAAAGGCATATCTATGGCACAAGATTTATTTAGTTTTTTTCCAGAAGAAGTTACTAAAGAGTTTGCTAATGCATGGGTTAAATATGGAAATGCACAACAAGCTTCAGTAGCAGTAAGAAATACTGGTGCTTGGAAAAAAAATTTTGATTATTTATTAAGAGAAGATAATACTTTAATTATGACTGAATTAGAATCATTATCTACTTTAGCTTCTTATAGAGAAACATTAGGTGAAGTAGGTATTGGTGATACTGCAGAATTTGAAGAAGATTTTAAAAAATTAATTACCGATGAAGTATCTGCTATTGAATTTCAAGACAGAATTAATTTAGTATACGATGGTGTTAAAGACCAAATACCTGAAGTAGAAAAATTATTTAGAGATAGATATGGTATTGAGTCAGACAGTGGAACTATATTTGCTGCTTTAATAAAACCAGAAATAGAAGACAAATTATTAAAAGGTGAAATACAAACATTACAATTACAAGCAGAAGCTTCAACAAGAGGATTTAGTACTTCATTTGCAAGGTTTGCAGAACTTAGAAAACGTGGATTAACACAAGAAATGGCTAAAGGATTATATGCACAAGGTTCTGATTTTATTAATAGAGCTGCTGGTGTTGGTAGAGAATTAGGTATAGAAACATTAGAAGAAGCTGCATTAGGTGATGTTATATCACGTAAAAGAATTGCTAGAACAGAAGCAGAAATAGCTGCTAGAAGTGGTATACAATTAGGGGCTGCAAAAAAAGGTGACGAAGTTACTGGACTTATAGCAGATTAGTGTATAATATATATTAAGCGTTGCGTGGTCCGCTGACAATTGACCTGCATTCGGCTTTCAATGCCTGCGTAGAAAGCTTGTACTTAAATCGCAGAGTAATGGACTTATAGCTTTTTGCTACCAGAGCGTAAGTCAAGTGGTAAGGTAGCACCGCAACAAAATTCCTATGGTTTTGTTTGTAAGGTAAACACATAGTGGAGGTACTAAATGAGTGAATTTGAAGCACCAGATAATGGTGTTAAACACATGAGAGAAACAATTGATAGAAAAGATGAATCTATTAAAAAACTTGAAGCAGAATTAGCTTCTTTTAAAGAAAAAGAAATTGATTCAGTATTCAAAGATATAGGATTATCTACTGACAAAGGTTTCGGTAAAGCGTTAAAACAAGTGTATGATGGACCAATAAATACAGAGTCTATCTCACAGTTTGCTAAGGAAGAGTATGGTTATGAGGCAAAAGGCCAAGTTCAGGGTGAACCACAACCAGAAGTTGCTCCTGTTGTTCAGGATGATGCTCGGTCCAGAGTAGCTGCACTTGATGCAAATTCTACAAGTGACGTACCAACAGATGTTCTTACTCAATTAAGTGAGATAATTGCTAAAGGGTCTCCAAAAGATTCTATTAGAGCAAAATTAAACTTAATAGAAAACGAAAAGAACTCTAAAAATTAAGTACAAGTTAAATAGTTAAATACGGAGGTAATTAATGGCAAACATTAGTTTGACAAATAATTCAATTTACTCCCAGAAGATAAATAACTTTTCTGGTGAGTTATTCCGTGTAGGTGGTCAACGTACTCCTTTCTTATCAGCAACAGGAGGATTAAACGGAGGTAAGGTTTTACAATCTACTTTCTGGCAAATCCAAGCTGCTGATGGTCACACAGTTTCTTCTGAGCCTACTAAAGGCCAAGAAGGTGCGCAACCAACAGAATATCTTGGAAGAGATAGAGTTGCTTACACAGGTGTGACACAAGTCTTCCATAAAGGTGTAAAGATGACCTACACAGCTATGGCAACTTACCAACATCAAAATCCATTTGATTTATCAGCAAATATTGCTGCTTCATCTGATGGTGACGGAACAGTTACAGCTGCAGACAAATTAGGTCTTGCTGGCGGTAACCCAATTGTTGATGAGTTTTCAGAGCAAATGTCTTTAGCACTCGAAAAAGTGGCTAGAGAAGTAGAATGGTTCGCATTCAATGGTACATTCGCAGATGGTGCTAATACAACACCAGGTGCAGGTACTAGAGAAATGCGTGGTATTTCAGAATACACTTCCTTAAATGCTAACTCTGACAACACTGTAGCTCCAGTAGCAACAGCAGGTAACATTTATTGGAACGGTACAACAGGTAACGGGTCTACAGGTACAAACCAAGTTCTTTCTTGGGATGCTATTGCAGGTTCTTTAAAGAGACTGTATGATGCACACGCACCTATGATTCAACCAGTTCTATGCATATCACCGCAAATGTTGTTGGACCTAAACAAAGAGTTAGTAAATAACTCATTGTCAGGAACTTTAGGAACAATTGTACCTAGAGATAGAAACATTGCTGGTATTGATGTTGATACAATCGTAACCCCATTCGGAGCAATCGGAATGATGGTTATTGACCCTAATATCATGCCTGGCAACACTGCATTTATCTTAGACTTTGCTTTCATACAACCAGTGTTCACAAATATCCCAGGATATGGAACAGTGTTCGTAAGAGACTTAGACCAAGATGATTATGCAAGAGTTGGAAAAGCAATCTACATGGAAATGGGATACGACTTCGGTCCTCCTTCAGTCCATTTGAAGATAGCTAAAGTAAAAGACTAACAAATTTGAAGATTAGGGTGGGAATCCACCTCTCACCCTTTTCTTCTGCTATAGTGAGGAAAGTATGAAAGTAAAAAGTGTTGTAATAGATATATCAGCAGACGCAAGTAATTCAACAAGTTTTCAAACTGATGGATTATTGTTATGTGGTATTAAATTTCCTGCAGCAATGACAGGTTCTAATATTACATTCGACCATTCATTAGATAATTCCGCTTGGTCAGATGTTAAAGAAACAGATGGAAGTGATACAAGTTATACAGTATCAGCTGGTGACCTTATAAGACTTGACCCTTCAGGTTGGGCTTTTGCAAGTAACGGATATTTAAGAATAACATCTGATGGTACTGAAGCAGCTGACAGAACAATAGAAGTATATTTAAGAAGAAGTTAGGTAACCAATGAGTACAACTGTTGGTGACCTAGTTGATAGGATATATAGAGAATATTTAGAACCAGTTGATAGCGTTGAAAGTTATTCATATTTAACTGGAGCTATATCAGATTCTGCAACTACCATTGGTTATGCAGGAAGTATGTTTTCAGTTGAAGAAGAAGATTCTTTAGACGCTGGCATTATTATAGAAATAGGCCAAGAATTAATGTTTTCTACAGCTTTAAATACTGTTACTAATGAAATAACAGTACAAAGAGGTGCTAGAGGAACAACAGCAATTGCACATAGTGCTAATGATTTAATTAAAATAACACCAAGTTTTCCACGTAAAAATGTATTTGAAGCTGTATCAGACCAAATTAAAAATTTATTTCCTACATTATACGCAGTAGAAACATTAACTCTTACATCTGGAACAGGATATAGATTACTTGGAACATATGGTAGTAATGTAGATAGTTATAATTACATGGTATCTCCAATTAAAGCAGTATCGCAATATACTGACTGGTCAACAGGGTCAGACCAAACAGGTTTAACTTATAAACCAGTAGCTGTTGAATTATTAGATTTACCTAATCCATTTACTTATACAGATGATGGCGGAGTATCAAGAACAAAAACGTACACAACAGGCCCAGATGTAGTACATGCATTACAATTTTATGGTATTGATTCAGGTCATACAGTTTATGTAACTTTTAAAAAGAAATTTGTAGCTCCAACTGCAGAATCATCTACTTTAACTACTGTAGGATTAGAAGAAGAATATGAACCAATTATTATGACAGGAGTTGCTGCACAATTAGTATCAGGAAAAGATATTAATTTAGTCAATGCTTCTTATATAACAGAACAATTACAAGCTGCAGCATATCCAGTTGGTAGTTCAAATAGTATTAGTGGTAGTTTATTAAGATATCAACAATTATTAATACAACAAGCAAGAAGTAATTTAAGAAGTAAATATCCAGAAGCTGTGTTAATGCATGGTGTGAATTATCCAACCTAATGCCAAGAGTTGCTAATACTTCACACATTACAAATCCAAAAAGATATGGATATGATGTTCAATTAGATGATATATTTTTAAGAACAGCTGTATCTACTGAAAGACCTTTAACAATACAATCATCAGATGTTAATCAACAACAAAGTATAAATGTTAAACAAAATCCAGAAGATTTTACATCTAATTTAGGACGTATATATTCAAGAAATAATTTTAAAGCAGGTCAAGGATTAGATACTGCACATAGATTAGATGCACAACCAGATGATGTTCATAGATTTTGGGATAGTAAAAATATAGATGTATTTCACGGTGATGATGAAACATCATACAATATACATTTACTTTATACAACTGAAGATAAAAATGTAAAAGGTTCTAGCACTACATTTTCTGGTTCTAATAATTATATGACACAAACTACTAATGGACATTTATGGGTAACAGATGCAACTGCTTTATATAAATCAACAAATAATGGTGACACATGGGCTGCAGAAACTACAGGTGCTACACATAATTTTACAGGAATTACATCTGTAGGTAATAGAGTATTTGCAACTACAGCTAATGGTACAAGTGCTTCACAATTATTAGAATGGAATGGTAGTTCTTGGAACGCTAGAACTACAGCTCAAACATCTGCAGCTGGATTAACTGGTATATGGTTTGCTAAAGGTATGTTAATAATATCAGCAGATGATGGAGAGTTAGAAAGAGTTTGGGCTATAACTCCATTTAATCAAACTTGGGCAGCAGGAGATATAGCAAATGCAGATTCATTATTTTCTTTTGAAGATACACATCATGTTTCTCAAGTTGTAGATGCTGGTGCAGTCATTTTAGTAGCATGTACTAATGGAGATATATATTCAGTTAAAGATAATGCTGGTACTTATATATTAAAAGGCCAAACAAATATACCTTTTGAGCAAGTTCATTCTATTGCAGCTGCAGAAGGTCAAGTATTTTTTGGAACAAAAGAATTTTCAAGAGATGTAGGAAGATTTTATAGAGCAGAATTAGTTGTAGCTGATGATTTATATGTTTTAGCTAATAGACAATTAATAAAAGAATGGGTTATTGCAGGGCGTGATACAACACCAAAGTTTATGTTTACTTCAAGAGATAGTGTTTATTGTGGAATAAATGAATCTGGTACTGAAACAAATTTGTGGCGATATTATTTACCAACAGGTGGTATAGCTAGAGATTTGTCTATGAGTGGTGCAGGTCCTGTTACAAGTATTACAAATACAAATGATAAATTTATTATGACTGTAGCAGGTGTAGATATATTTAAAGAAAGTTCTACTTATGCTTCAACAGGTTATTTAGTAATGTCAGCAGCTGATTTTTTTACAGCTGAATCAAAACAATTTGTAGGTGCAGAATTATCAACATTTACATTAGATACAGATACTAGCGTTGAATTAAAATATTCTACAAAATTTGAATCTTTAGATAATCCAGATGATTCATCATATACAGATGCAGTAATACAAGTCGGTGGTTCTGGAGATGTTGAAAAACAAATTGCAGAAGTTTCAAGATATATTGTAGGTAAAGTAATACTTAATAGTGCTACTGGAACTAATACTCCTAAAGTTAAATCTGTACAATTTCGTGCATTAGCAAGGCCTGAATTAGTTGTAGTTGAAGTACCAATTAATATATCAGATAGAGTAGAAAGACCTGGTCGAAAACCATTAAGAGTTAAAGGTTTAGGAGATGCTATATATAAAACACTTCGTGATAAAGAAGGAGATTCTGTAACATTAGAATTATTTGAACCATCTGAAATTATAAGAGGAGTTGTTGAAAGAATAACTTATCCTATACAATCTAATGATGTAGTTGGAAGTGATACATTGTATGCTATTATTACAGTGCGTGGTACTAGACAACCAGTTTTAACGGATGTAACATCTATACATGGTGTTGGTATATCAGCATTAGGTATTATGAGGTTCGGAGGATAAATGGCCGATAGAAAAACAAAAGTAGTAAATTTTTACGAAAGCACATTAGCTGCATTGTTAGCTTCTAGTGCTACATCTGCAACTTTAACTGCTGCACCTACAACAAATGGAACTACAAAAATTAGTGCATCTTCAGGTGACAGCTCTACACATTATTTTTTAGTAATAGACCCTGATAACTCTGGTACTAGAGAAGTTGTATTAGTTACACAATCTACTGATGAAACATTAACAACAATTACAAGAGACATAGAAGGTAGACATACAAGTTCAGACCCTAATCATCAATCTGGAACTACAGTACGTATGGCTGTATTAGCTGAAATGTTTGTAGATGTAAATGATAGAGTAGATACACATGCTGCTTTAACAACACACTTAACACTTGTTGACGAAGATAACATGGCTAGTAATAGTGCTACCTCAGTTCCTTCACAACAATCAGTTAAAGCTTATGTTGATGCACAAAATGCAGCACAAGCTGTAGGTGCAAGTTTAGGACTTGTAATAGCGTTGTCATAATGGGTATACTGATAATGCTTAAAGAAGGTGGAGGTTTACTTATAGATAGTATAGGTGGATTACCAATAGATGAAGATATAGATTTATTACCTGATGTTGGTGGTGGAGCATCACTAGCATTTAGGTTAATAATGCAAGCAATTTCTGTTACGAATAGTACAAGTACACAAGCTCGTGCTATAGTAATGGGAGTATAGAAATACGGAGATATAAATGGCAGAAACATTTAAAGCAAATCATGTAGCATTAACAACATCTAATCAAGATATTGTTCCTGCAGTAGCTGCATCTACACAAACTATTGCTCTTTCTATTAGAGCAACTAATGTAGACGGAGTTAATGATGCAACAGTTGATGTACAAGTAGTTGATACAGGTGGTTCACCTACAGCATACATAGCTAAAACAATGTCAGTTCCTGCAGACACTTCTTTAGAGTTAGCAGGTTCTTCTAAAATAGTTTTAGAAACTGGAGATAAAATTCAGGCATTAGCATCAGCAGCAAGTGATGTAGAAATATTTGTAAGTTATTTAGAGATAACATAAAGGAGTAAGCCATGTCGTATGGATATATAGGCGATACTTCTTCAAGTATTAAACAACAGAAAAAGAACGCAGGAGTTCTATCAGTTAGTGATGTCCTAAATTTAAAAAGTCAAGGATTTCTTGGCGGTAGTTTAGAATTAATAATTGCTAATAGTTTTTCATCTAGTAGCTCTATTACGATAACTACATTAAAAGAAAGCGTTTATGATATTCATTTTTTTAGTTTAGTTTTAACAGGCGCTCATCAAGATTGTACAGTATTTTTAGATATGAGTACTGACGGCGGTAGTTCATACATAACAGACGATTTTAGATACTATAAACAATATATTGAAACTTCATCTGGCGACGGAACTCAAACAAATACAGATTTATATGGAATACAAATTGGTTCTAGTGCTGATACAAATGTTGGTTTTACCGCAGAGGGATATTTATATAATTTAGGCAATGCAAATCAATATAGTTATTATACAGGTCAAAGTTTTTTTTCAAAAAGTGGCGACGCGGGAGAATTTAAAATGGAGTATGGTGGTGGAGTTAGACCAGCAAAAGATACAATAAATGCAATTAGATTTTACCCAAACACTGGAACTCTTACAGGATATTATAAAGTTTTTGGAATTAAACAAATATGAGTAACCTAAGACTTCTTAATGAAACAAATGTTACAAGCTCGGTTTCAACGGTAAATATTCAAGATGTATTTACTGCTGATTATGATATTTATAAAATTATGGTTTCAAATACCGTTACAGATACAAGCAGCAATGATTTAAGTTTAAGATTTCTTAACACAAGTAGTTCAGCGGTAAGCGGAACGGAGTACGCTTATGGTTTTGCTAGACTTAGGTCAAGTGGAGCTAACGAAGTATTAGATACTGATGACACAAAATTTACAACAGGCTTAGGACAATCTAATTCAGATTTAGGATTAGGAACAGTTGCTTATGTTTTTAATCCATATAACTATGCCTATACTTTTTACTCATTTGAAAGCGGTGGTATGAGCGGAACAGAGGGCAGAACATTTATAGGTGCTGGAGTTTTAAAACAATTAAATACAATAGGTGGTTTTCAAATGATTGCAGATA